GTTCATCGTGCCAAGGCCGTCAGTAGACAGCATCGGGATTTTGACTTCCTTTCCGCCTTCCCAAACAATGCCGGGGTTGCTGTCTTCCATCCACATGGTGCGGGGAAGAATGTAGAATTTTTCATCAAGGATGCGGTTGAATACCGCCGCGTAATTGATGGAATTAGCCATTTTTCAACTTCCTTTCTTTTACCAATTTGCGGAAAGCTGATTGAACAACTTGTCTTCTTCGCTTTCCGGGTTTGTCCCGGTGTGACCGGGCTGTTTTGAATATTGGGGAAGGTTTTTCGGCGTTTCCCCGTTGCCGTTTGCCTGCGGGTTGAAATATTCTTCGTAATCCTTTCGGATTTCCGCAAGCTGTTCCGAAACAGGTTTGGCGTTTTCGTTGCGGTCAATCATGCCGTAAACCGTGTCAAAGAACTTTCCCTTGACGTCCTTGAAATCGTCCGATCCCCGGGCTTCCTGCATGGCCTTGTAACCCGCATATTCGCCTTGAAGGGCTTTGTATTCGGCTGATTCCTTCGGGTCGGGTTTGGGAAGGTTCTTTTCCCATTCGCTTTTCGCCTGTTCGATTGCCGAATCTTGCGCCGCCTTTGCCGCGCTTTTGCTGACGTATCCGTCATCCAAATCCCGCCCACGCAGGGACATGATTCGGTTGATCCGTTCGTCAGCGTCCAACGCTTCGTCATTGATGATCTTTGCAAGTTCCGGCCTTGTGAAAATACCTGCCATTTTACTTCCTCCTTTTACGGTCTTTGGAAGGGTTGACCGTTCTGCGTGTTTAACGTCCCGCCGGACGAAATGGTATGAAAAAACCGCCTGATGGCGGTTCATTCAACAATGCTGTTATTCGGCTTTCTTTGCTGTCTTTTTCCGCGTTGTTGCCTTCGGTGCGGGTTTATCTTCCTGAACATCCGCAGGCGGGTTCTTGCCCTGTTTCTGACAGCCTGTCAGCATTTCAAGCGGCAATTCAACGCCGCAATCAAGGCAGAACAGCCGATCACCCACCGCCTTGAACTTTCCATGATTGCAACCCATTGTCCGACCCCCTTTCATTCAATCAAAAAAGCGGCTTTTGCCGCTTCATTGCCTGCCATTGAAGAACTGCGCCCATTGTGGATTCTCCCGGTCAAAAACGGCCTTCTGTGCGTCCGTTAAGCGTTCAGGATAATCCCTGAACAAATTGAAATCTTTTTCCCGGTCAAAACTGAAAACCCAATCGCCTTTCGTGTCAGGTGTTTCTTTCCACCAAATGACGTCTTCAGGGTTGTTCTTGTAATAATCAGCGAAGGCCCCCGCCGAACCCCTTTCTTTGTTCCCCGGGTGCTGTGTTAATGTACTTCAGAACTTCAAGGAAATCCGGGTTGTTCTTCAGTTTGTCAATGTCAATCAGTTCGCCGGGGATTTCGTGCGACATTCCTGCAATGGTATGACTTTTTTTGCAACCGAACCGCCATTTCAAAACGGAATCGTTCAGTTCCTTAAAGCCATTGTATGCGGCGTCCCCCTGAAGTTCAAGGTATTCATACCCCGTTGCGGTCTTGCGTACAACCGCCGCGTGTTTGGCAACTCCGAAGAAGTATTCCTTGCCTTCCGTCATCTGTTCCATCAGTTTTTGTGCGGTTGTATAGTCACTCTTGTTCCGCAAAACAATCCCGTCAACCCCGGGAATGGTTGCAATGTGATCAATGTTCCTGCACATTGAAAAATGATAACGGCTGTCACCGCCACGGAAGTCAAGAACATCATATCCGCCCCGGTTTCCTGCATAAGCGAACGTCAGGGAAGCGCAAGAACCGCTTGTCTTGTCCAATCCGCCAAGGTTTGCAATGATTTCTTCCGTTGTCGGTGTGTTCGCCCATTTCGTCAACGGACGTTCTGCAATGCCTGCGTTCGGTAGACTTTCAACATATTTCAGGCTTGCCCGTTCTCGCTTCAGCTTTTCGATTTCGTCAAATCGTTTTTCATCTTCTTTGATGAACCATTCCTTTTGACGTTCGTCTGCGCTGATTGACTTCCGCCATGCAATGCGTTCGTCATCCGCTTTGACAATTCGGTCATCATATTCCGCAATGCGTTCCGCAATGGGTTTCTGTGTCGAAATTGCGGCAGGTGTGGAAGGTGTCGCGGCGGGTGTCGGTTTGTTCGGATCACGCCGCCTGATACCCTGTTCCCATTTGGTTTGTTTGTACCCGTCCGGGAATGTGGCGTTGATCGGCGTTGACGTCCTGCCGGGTTGCCTTGTGCGGCCTGTCTTGTCGCAGAACTCCGTCAGGTTGGCGTTGGCGTTCCTGACCCGGATTTTCTGTGCGTCAATTTCTTCTTTGGTCGCGCCCTGCGCCTTCATGACTTCAAGTTCGCGCTTTTCTTCCCGAACCTTCCGTTCCAAAGCCCTCTGCTGTTGGCTTTCGGCGTACTCTTTGGCGTTTTCTTCTTCGTTCTGCTGTGGCGGTCGCATCCTGCTGAACCCGGGGAAAAACGGAATCGGATAATGACCGCAGTTCACGCCGAACAATCCGCCGCCATATCGGAAGGATTCAATTTCAGATTCAGAATGAACCTGAACCTTGTTTCCTTCGTCATCTTCAACAGTTCCCGTCCATCCGTTGCGGGAAATGATCTTGCCCTGCCAAGGATAACACAGCGGCCTTGCTCCGTCATGCCATGAAACCTGATACAGTTCACAACCCACGGAATCAGATTGTTCCCAAACAGCTTCCCGGGCGGTGTTCGTCATCGTTGTCCGCATATCCATAGCAACATAGGCTTCAGGTGACCAATGATGACCGCCGTGGTCAATATAACCCGTGATCCCGTTGTCAACCATGCGCCTTACGGCATCCCGTTGAACCTTGTTGAAGGAAGCTGTTCCCGTGATGATTTGCCCGGTTGCCGTGTTCAGGATTCCCTGTGTGTTGCTGATCTTTGCGGATATATCTGCAACGGTCGCGGCGTATGCCTGTTCCGTTGATTCCAACATGACCGTATTCACAAGGTTCAGTTTGTCGGCGGATTGTTCATAATAATACTGAAACGCCTGCATTTGCCGGGGCGCAATGTTCGGGACGTCAACCCCATTCGTCAGCCCCTTTTCCGCCGCCTTCTTCAATGCGGGTTCTGCATCCTTCAGGCCGTTCCTGATTGCTTCTTCAAGCAACCCCCGCAGGCTTTCGTCCGCATCCCCCAACATGGAAAGGATGATCTTTTCGCTTTCCCGGGTGACGGCGTCCATTTCCGCCAACTTTCGGACGGTGTAATCCCATGATCCGGGAATCGGTGCGCCGTCTTTGATGAACTTGAAATGCCGCGCAAGGTTGATCAACAACTGATCCACACAGGCCGCGTACACCTCCGACATACGCCATGACAGCCCGTCCAATGCACCGCGGTTCGTTCAATCACTCCATCCCGCCGAATAGCCTGTCAACGGTCACGGCGTTGACCTTCTGTTCCTCCCCGATCTGCGCCAATTCCTTTTCGGCGTCTTCTTTGGTCATGCCAAGAATGTCTGTCAGGAAGCGTTTCTTGCTCATCAGCCCCGCGCCCGTCAGCGCGATTCCCTGATTGATTTCGGCGTTCTTGTCTTCGATGATCGAATCATCAAAAGTGACCGCGACTTCATATCCCCCGGCGATCAGGCTTTCAATCGTCTTGCCTTCCCATGTCAGCCCGTAATGAACGGCAAGTTCAAAAATGGCGTCAACCATCTGCCGCAGGGAATCCCGGATAATGTTTTCATGTGCTTTGACCGTTCCGAAGGTCTTGCTGTTTTCGCTGATGACCTCTGTTGCGGTTTTAAGCCCCTTTGAAGCGTCAAAGGACAGCGTCCCCGGGTCAAACCCGATCTGTGAACAAAGGATTGCCAAATCCCCGTTTATGCCCTGAATATGTTCATTCACCCGCAGGCCGACAGAATTGTCAACGACCTTCAGGTCTTCCGGGTTGTCGGTCGCAAGGGCTTCCCATACTTCGTCATCGGCGTCAAAATACCGTTGCATACGTCCGCCAATGCCGCCGACCTGTTTCATAGCCCGTGCGGGTGCAATGATCCGTTTCTTGCCAAGAACAAATTCACGCTGAAGGGAATCGAACATAATGTCAATTCCGTGCAGGGTATTCATTGCGGATGCGTATATGCTCATGCCCAACGGGGAATTATCGTCCGCATAGTTCGCACCGAACGGCCTGATGTACTGAAAGAAAGCGTTCTGAACGTCTTCAATCGTTGTGTCCGGTGAAAGAAGGGGATACATTTCGTTCAGGGGATACCACCAACCAAGGATGTTCTGCGGTTCCTCCGCTTCCTTGATCGGCATACGATAAAGGTCATTG